ACACGGATGGATAGCTATAAAGGTTATCTGGGCAATCTCAACCTAAAGCGAATAGGCGAAGAGATTGAATGGAATCCAGAGTGGCTTCAAGAGTACATCAAATGTGCAAAAGACCCTACTTATTTTGCAGAGAATTATATCAAAATTGTCCATGTTGATAGAGGGCTGATCAACCTAGACCTATATTCTTATCAACGTGAGATCATTGAAAAAATCACCAATAACAGAAGAGTAGCAGTCCTCACTGCTCGTCAGGCTGGTAAGACTACCACAGCGGTAGCTGTTATCCTTCATTACATTCTTTTCAATGAATATAAGACAGTGGCTATTCTTGCTAATAAAGGCGACGCAGCTAGAGAAGTGTTGGGTCGTGTACAACTGGCTTATGAGGCTCTTCCTAAGTGGATGCAACAAGGCGTTGAAGAGTGGAACAAAGGTAATATTACATTAGAGAACGGATGTAAGATATATGCTGGTACCACTACCTCTTCTGCCATTCGAGGTAAGTCTATTTCTTTACTATATCTCGACGAAGTCGCGTTTATCGAAGGATTCGATGAATTCTTTGCTTCTGTATATCCGACAATTTCATCTGGTGAGACAACAAAATTATTAATGACATCGACTCCTAATGGACTCAACCACTTTTGGAAGACTTGTAAGGGTGCAGAAGAAGGCACGAATGGTTATGAATACGTTAAGGTAATGTGGTATGATGTGCCCGGTAGGACCGAAGAGTGGAAACAAGAAACACTAGCCGCATTAGATTATGATGAACAAAAATTTAGACAAGAGTATTGCGGAGAGTTTCTAGGAAGTTCTGGTACTCTTATTGACGGCTCTAAACTAAAAGAATTGGCACATTCACGGCCGTTATTAGAAGATCAAGGTCTTATACAATATAAGAGACCAGAACCAGATCATGTTTACGCTATGACCGTTGATGTTTCTAGGGGCAAGGGCCAAGACTATTCTACATTTACGATAATTGATATAACTCAGATGCCGTACACACAGGTTTGTGTATTCAGAGATAATATGATAACTCCTGTTGATTTCTCGTCTGTTATATATAGAGTAGGCATTTTATATAATACTGCTTCAATATTGGTAGAAATTAACGATATAGGCGAACAAATCTCAGACGTACTTTTAATGGAGTATGGATATGAAAATCTCTTGTACACAGAAAACCACGGAAGAGCCGGTAAACGAGTTTCAGGTGGGTTTGGTAGAAGAGCAGATAACGGGGTAAGGACAACAAAATCTGTAAAATCTGCAGGTTGTTCCATATTAAAAATGTTAGTTGAGCAAAATCAACTTATAATACAGGATTATAACACAATACAGGAATTATCAAGATTTTCTAAACGAGGCAACTCGTATGAGGCCGAAAAGGGCCATCACGATGATTTGGTTATGAATTTGGTTATATTCTCTTGGTTAACTGATCAATCATATTTTAAAGATATGACTGACATAAATACAATGAACGAGCTGAGAAGAAAAACGGAAGAACAAATTGAAGAAGAACTTTTACCTTTTGGGTTTATAGATACAGGTGATGTTATCGAAGAAGGTGGTTGGACTGTCGTTGAAGAACCCCAAAACGACTGGACTTTCTAAAAGAACCATTTTTATAAATACATTGATATGGTAATACCTGATTTAAAGCTTTAAATAGATAATAATATAAAGGAGAAAAATATGGCTTTTTCCGTAAGTCCTTCCGTAATTGTCCGCGAAGTCGACGCATCGGCAGCTGTCCCAGCCATTGCCACCCCTCCTGCTGCAATTGCAGGAGATTTCAAATGGGGACCGACCAACGAAGCAATTCTAATTACATCAGAAAGTGAGCTCGTAAATCGCTTTGGTAAACCTACCGACGTGAATTTCGAGACATTTTTCTGTGCCGCTGACTATCTTTCTTACGCGAACGCTCTTTATGTTTCTCGTGCAAGTAAAGGTGGTGCAATTGCAAATTCAGCTGTTTTCGTGCCCGATCCCGGTGGGAATACAGCATTAGATGTTACTCACGAAGGTGCTTGGAAAGCCCTTTATGAAGGTAGCATTGGTAATTCACTAGAAGTATCATGGTGCAACAATTCAGATTTTGAATCTTCGCTCTTGGCTGTTGGATCTATTCCAGCAACACGAATCACAGATACAGAAGTATCACAAGAATTTGCTTTCTTATCGACTTCTCTGTATTTCGAAGTAGATCCGAATGACAAAATTGATGACGTAATGGAAGGTGACATTCTTCGTATTGGTAATCCTGCACAAGGATATCAAGACCTAGAGGTTTCTTCTTGGTCAGAAACTACAATTTTGAATCAAGCAAACAATCAGATAGTAGATACTTACACTTACACTGTAAGTTTGACTTCTGCTTATACTCTTGGTGAAACAGATCCTAATGCTTTGTCCATTGACAAGAAATGGAAACATTATGCAAGTTTCCAAAAGGCACCTACTATTGGTGATAATCACATCCACGTTGTTGTAATTGACGAAGATGGTGAGATCAGTGGTACTAAAGGATATGTATTAGAGAGGTATGAGGATGTTTCATTCTCGTCTAGTGCTACATTGCCCGATGGTAGAACAAATCATCTTGCTACAGTAATCGATAATGGTTCTGCATTTGTCCAACTTGCTAATACTTCTTATCTTGAAGCAACAGACAGTGGATATGAATCATTGGCATCAGGAACTGATGGTAGTGCAACTGCATCTTTGGGTCAGGTTTCTATGGCATGGGATGTATTCAAAAATTCAAACGAAATCGACATCTCTTTCTTACTTCAGGGTAAAGGAGATGATTCTGCAGTGACCGCAAATTATATGGTCGCGAATATTGCTGAAACTCGAAAAGATGTTGTTGCTTTCTTGTCACCTTCAAAAGAAGCCAGTGTAGATGAACTCATTAATGGTGAGAAGCTGAATAAGATTATTGCATATCGTAATAAGATTCAAAACTCTTCTTACTGGTTCATGGATAGTGGCTATAAGTATCGCTACGACAAGTACAACGACGTATATCGTTGGGTACCGATGAATGGTGATATGGCTGGTCTTGCGGCAAGAGTAGAACCTTATGAATCCCCAGCTGGATTCCGAAAAGGTGTTGTAAAGAATATTGTAAAACTTGCTTTCAATCCTAATAAGACTCAGCGAGATTTATTATACAGTTCTGACATCAACCCTGTAATGTCTCAGGTAGGACAAGGTATTGTTCTATTCGGTGATAAGACGGGTCTTGGTCTTACAAGTGCATTTGATCGAATCAATGTACGAAGATTGTTCATTGCTGTTGAAAAAGCAATCGCTAATACAGCACAAACGTTCTTGTTCGAGCTCAATGATGAATTTACTCAAACACAATTCAAGAACATCGTAGATCCTTTCCTTCGTGAAATACAAGGTCGTCGCGGTATTACAGACTTCCGAGTTGTTTCGGATGGTACTGTGAACACTGGCGAGGTAATCGACGCAAATCAATTCAAGGCTAACATTTACATTAAGCCTGCGCGTTCTATCAATGTTATTGAACTTACGTTCGTGGCAACTAGAACTGGAATTGAATTTGACGAAATTGTTGGCTCACTTTCATAATAAATAGAATTAACAATAGGAGAACGAGAACATGAGTTTCAATATTAACGAGTTTAAATCACAGCTTGTCGGCGGTGGCGCTCGTCCAACTCTTTTCCAAGTTCAGATTTTAAATCCTGTGTTGCCAAATGCAGATTTCAAGGTACCATTTATGGTTAAAACGGCTCAGTTACCTGGGTCGACCCTTGGAACAATTGAAGTTCCTTATTTCGGGCGAAATGTCCGGTACGCAGGTGATAGAACCTTTGAAGATTGGACTGTCACCGTAATTAATGATGAAGATTTCGCAATTCGCAATTCGTTGGAGGCATGGTCAAACTCTATCAATACTCATGATAGCAATCTCCGTGCACTTCCGCAGGATTACAAGTCTAATGGAATCATTACACAATTTAGTAAAGATGGAGCTCCTCTCCGTACTTACGTATTTGAGGGAATGTACCCACTCACGATCGATGCTATCGAGCTGGGTTGGGACCAGGTAGACACCATAGAAGAATTCGGTGTTACCTTCCAATTTGATTTTTGGAGAGTTGAAGGCACGACTGGTATTCCCACCACTTAATCTTATAAGGGGTGTTATAACATGAAGTTATTTGGGTTTTCAATAACTAGATCCGACGATTCTGAGACCGGGAAAAATGCCCCGGTCTCTTTCGTCGAACCAATTAATGATGACGGTGCAATTACTGTCGGGGGTTCCCTCGGCGGTTTCTATACATCTATGTTGGATATGGAAGGTTCGGCTAAAACCGAATCTGAACTTATCACACGATATCGAAATCTTTCGATGCAACCAGAAATTACTCAGGCAGTTGATGAAATTGTCAATGAGGCAATTAACGTTGACACATATGATCAGGTAGTCGAAATTGTCCTCGACGATACAGATATACCTGACAAAATTCAAGATAAAGTTAGAGAAGAATTTGATAATATCCTTGCATTAATGGATTTTACTAATGCCGGATATGATATTTTCTCTAAATTTTATGTTGATGGTCGTTTGAATTATCATGTAATGATCAATGAAAATGACATTAAAAAAGGAATTGCCGAACTTCGATACGTCGATCCTCGAAAATTAAAACTCATTCGTGAGATGACTAAAAGTCGAGCCGGAACTGGTGAAGCAGCAATCCCCACAAAACAAATTAAGAATGAATTTTATATTTTCTCTGAAAATGGTTTTGGTGGATCAGGCAGCAGCAGCGGTGGTGGTGCAAACCAAGGTGTCAAGATCGCTAAAGATTCTATTGCTCGTGTAACGTCAGGTATTGTCACCGAAGACAATTCTATGGTATTATCACATCTACATCCTACAATGAAGCCTCTTAATCAGCTTCGTATGTTGGAAGATGCCACAGTAATCTATACTTTAACACGAGCTCCTGAACGTCGAATCTTCTATATCGATGTAGGTAATTTGCCTAAGAACAAGGCAGAGCAATATTTACGCGATATGATGACCCGACACAAGAATAAACTTCAATACAACTCATCCACTGGCGAAATCACTGATGGTCGCAAGATGATGACCATGACCGAGGACTTCTGGTTTCCACGTAGGGGCGGGGAACGAACGACAGAGGTAGATACACTTGCAGGTGGATCTGCCCAGGCTCTGAGTACAGATGAGAACCTTCAATATTTCCAACGGAAACTTTATAAGGCTCTTCGAGTACCATTGTCAAGACTTGAACCAGAAGCAATGTATTCATTTGGTCGTGTATCAGAGATCACCAGAGACGAATTAAAATTTGGTAAGTTCATTCGAAGGATCCGTGCTCGATTTGCTAATATATTCGTTCAGTTGTTAGAAAAACAACTTGTCCTCAAGGGTATTATGAACCCTGATGATTTTGGTCAGATCAAGAATGATATTCGCTTTGATTTCGTAAAAGAGAATTATTTCGAAGAGCTTAAAACAGCAGAGATTCTCAGAGAGCGAATGGCAACATTAACAGAGATCGAAGAATATAAAGGCGTTTATTATTCTAAGGCTTGGATTCAGAAGAATGTCTTACAAATGTCTGAAGATGATATCAAAGACATTGAGAAAGAAATCTCAGATGAGGCTGCTGCTGGTGGTGATGATTCTGACATCGACGATATGGATATGGACTTCGATCCTAAAGACTTAGATAAAAATGCTAATACTTCTCCCAAACTCATTGCTGACTCGAAAGGGAAAATAGAGGAAAGTCAATTAAAATTACTTGAAAGTATGACAAAATTTATTGACTCGGAGTAATCACCATGAATCTAAATGAGGTAGTTAATAATGGATTCTTGGTCACCATATTCAAAAAATTTCGAAAAGAATTAAATGAAAGTGTAGATGATATCTATCGCAAGATAGGTAACACCGATGGTCTGACGGTCATTCGAGGCCCGTCTGGGCCAAAGGGCGATCAAGGTCCTATGGGCGTTCCTGGCCAACTAGGAGAACAAGGCCCAGCAGGACCACAAGGTTTAAAAGGTGCTCGTGGTACGGCAGGTAAAGACGGTAAAGATTACACACAAGAAATCCAAGCCTTCGAACGTAACCTTATAGAAACCACACAACTTACAGAAAATCAAATCTCTAGTTTCATTTCAGAAACAAAAAAAGATATCTCAGAATTTGAGACCAAGATTAGTACCGCATTCAGCACGAATGAAAAGAATACGGAAGCATCGATCAAGGATATCTCAGCAAAGTTCAATGATTTTGTAAAAAGAGTTAATCAGTCTCTCCGAGAAATCGGTGGCGGTGGTTCTGTTAATATTTTACAGATGGATGATGTCGAATTCAAGAA